GTGGAATCGGTCTCAGGAAAAAGACTACCCCGTCTCATGCGCTCCATGATGAACTCATCCGGTAACTTGTCACGCTTACTGAAATTGCATTTCCGACAAGCTGCCACAAGATTGTCATCGATGTCCAGTCCACCTTTGGCCACTGGGATGATGTGATCGACTGTGTCTGCATCCATGCCGCACCAATAGCACTCACGCCCATCTCTTGTGAGTATCCTTAATCGGATCTTCTTCCACTGTGCGCTGTTGCTCTTACGCTGTGAATGTAGGCTCATCAATACCAGCCTTTGCGCTCATGGAATGCCCATGCCTTGCATGGTGATTGGTAACGATTTGTGATGTATTTGATCGTCTGATCTATCTGTCTGTAAGGATCAAGATTGCGATACCACTGGGATCTCATCTGACCTAGCCCAAAGTGTGAGCCATTGCGAGCTTGTGGATTCCATCGAGATTCTTTGTGAATGATCTTCGCAAAGCAATTAAATTGCTTCCAATCAATGATCCTTGAATGAGCATAGAGACGATATTGATCCGCTTGTGTAGCTGCGTGTACGGGTTGCATCTGTAAGACAATCGAGCCTAGCAATAGGCAAAGAGCTCCCCTAACCGCCTGTCTCCTTAGCGAGCTACACGGCTTCAGCCGCTCGCTTGCAGAGCAGGACGGTAGCGGCACTGTCAAGGATGAGTCAAGAATGTGGATAACTTGAGCGCGGCTCCTGCGTGTCGTCCACAGGTTATCCACAGGCCTCATTCTGTGACACTCCAACCCTGTTCAGCTGCGTGAATGCGATAGTGCCTGTCTTTGGCCGTGTTCATTTGTTTTTCTGATGATGTTTTGATTGTAATTCCACAAGCACATTGCCATTCATAGCTGATCATTTATCGCCACCCCAGCCCTTACCCTTGAAATGCACAGGATTGGCCGTCCAGATCCGAGACATCGGAATTGTGCATCCATCACAATAGGGATCACGCGCCACCACATCATCGATCGGCCGATGTACTGTTTTCGTCTTGCCACAGACCTCGCATCGATAGTCATATGCTGCCATGTGCATCGCTCCTAGCCATGACGCCCATGACGCCACATCCCAAGCATTGCACAAGCACCATGCCATCACCAAGCTTCACTTCGTCCATCTTGACGCCGTGATTGGTGATCTTCTTTTCGACCCTACATTGAAAGCGCAGCATCTCCATGACTGGATCTCCTCAAATTCTCGATGGGATGAAGATTGTATTGCTCGACCCAAAATGATGGATTGTCTCGACGCTTCCAGCGTTTATCTTTGGCGATCGATACCGGTATCCATCCTCGGATCTCATAGATAGGCGATTTGCCCGTGACAAGTACAGCGATGTCAGAATTTCGATCACTCTCACCGATGATTAGTGCTCCCGTGTCGTACTTTGTCCACTTGACCTCGATGCGCGATCCGACATCAGCTTGTGTCTTAAATGTGTTCACTGTCGGCTTGAAATCCTTGTTCCCAAAGTATCGAGCCACCACAATCTCAGCGCAGATCGATTCAGCCAATTGGCAGACATATTCATGGAATGACAGATTCTTGTCGTACCTCGATGAATGATCTGGACGGCCATTGATCTCTCGAATACGTAGCAAAGCTATCTCAATCGATTCCATCATGTCATCGAAAGATACTTTCATCTTCATTTACACAGCTCGCAGTACCACAGTTCAGGTGATCCCATGACTGTGTCATATCGACCGCCATCAAATCGCTTAAACATCTCGCATCGATCGCACCATTCTATCTTGGGTGGATCGACTTGATCTTTGGTTACTGTGCCATCTTGCATAAATCGTGTGCGCTCGCCAGTGGCGATCTTGATCATCTCCATGTCGGCCATCAGCTTTGCACCTTCCATTTTCCATCTGCGCCAAGTGTGTACCAAATCGCCGGACATTGATTGGCCTTGACCTTTTCTGGGCAGACATGTCCTCGATAATCTTTGCCCGTTTTTGGGCTCGATCCTGATTTGAGAATCATGTGCCCATGCTTGCACTGTGGAGCTTCTGCAATGAGCTCACCGCCAAGCTGACTGACAATCTCAGCGATACCTGTTGCAGCTGTAGCAAATCCGTCCTCAGCAAATGGCTTTGACCACGGATCATCTTCAATCTTGTCCACGAATGCCTTTGGCATCGTCTCGACTTGCTCCATGTTTTGCTTTGTCGGCCTTGTCTCAGATCCGAGCAATAATCCTGCACAGCGTCCAATTGCAGATGTGACAGTGTCCTCGACGAACCACCGCTTCATGCTGGGATTGTAAGATTCAACCCGTCCGAATGCGTAGTCAATCGCTGACGGCTTTTCATCTTCATATTCGCGATAGATCCGGCATTCCACAAGGATGTACCCTGCAGCTGCATTGAAATCGATGATCGATGTCTCCACGCGATTTGACGGGAATGTGCTGTGCAGTCTTTTGATGCGTGCAGCCACATCTTCGTATCCTTCAAGAAAGCCAGCCATTTACTTGACCGCCTTTGTCTTGCCCATCGCCATGCCGACAGATCGGCCATGATGGTATCCGACTGATTTGCCATCCCTGTATCCCATTGAATACAAAAGTGTGGAGATTGCCAGCTGTGCCAATACTGCAAAGCCGATGATTTGTTCTGTTGTCATTTTGCTCCCGTTTCTGTTAGGGGAGCAAGCCCTGCATTTCGCCTGACCCGTGGCAAGGCTTGCTCCCGAGTAAGAGCATGAACCAATCGGCTGACAAGGTCAAGAATCCCGTGTGTCTTTCGGCGTGTCATCCATAGATTTTGGCTTGTCTTTCAATCCATTTGATGCCAGCACTGATCCCAATGCCCCAGTCAGAAATATCGTGAGCGTTGAAAGTAGCTCGATGAATGCTCGATCATTGGGAGCTTGATCGCCAAGTGGCTGAGTCACAAAGATCAACGCATAAAGCATCCCAGCGACCGAAAATGCAAATGTGAGAGCTAGACAGACCCCAATGAATACGATGAGTCGAGCTTTAAGCTGCTCATTTGTCAATCTGCGTTGATGTGATGGCACGCGGATCCTCTCCAAATATGTCCTCAGTACAGACTCCCGTAGCCTTACATTGCGGCGGATTGCACTCAGGCTTTTCCCAGTTCTCAAATTCTTGGCACTCATATCGTGTCCATCCTTGATAAGCACATGACGACAGCCCTAGCGAAAGCGATAACCCTAGAGCTGCCGTCAGTACCTTCCGAGTCACTTCCCCAATAACCCGAAAGCCTGATCCTTTGGATTTAGCCATCGCAGGATGACCGGTGCGACAGCGGCTGCCCCAGCCATCGCCAATGTCTTTGGATCTGTCTCGCCTGCCATGTACAGCGCGAGCGCAGCTGCAAGAAATGATCTTGCCCAGCTTGCTGCAATTGCTTTCATTTGCTCCATTTTTTCTCCTTCTTTGGCTTTTCGGCCTTTGTTGGTGATGGCATTTCTACCTTTGGAAATTCGCCTTTATATGGCACATATTTTGGACGGCCAAAGCCGACCACTTCCTTGCCGATCGTGCGCTGCTTGACCATGACCATGCCGCCATTGCGCTGATCGCCTGTGCCTGATGTGTTGCCTTCGATGCAAGTCACTGTCTTGCCATCGATGCCAACAACGATGCCAATGTGACTGATGCGATCGACGCCGTCATGTGGAAAGTCCATGAATGCAAGATCGCCAATTGCAGGCACTTCATGCCAGCGGCCAATCTCCTTGAACTTATGAGCTCCGACAGCTGTGCTGACGACTGAGTGAACCTTGACGCCAGCTTGTGCCAGCACCCAATTGCAGAATGATCCGCACCACGGCAGGCCATCGGCCTTTGTAAATTTGCCATATTTGGTGATGTTGTCCGGTGTCTCGACATAGCCGATCTCGGCTTTGGCGATCTCGATTGCGTGTGCAGCTGATCCGACTGGATATGTCATGGATTCACCACGATCATGTCATGCGAATTGTGATCGCATTCCCATTGCTTTTTTTCGTTCAAGATTAATTCGTTATGACCACAATCCGGCATTGGCGGAATAAAAGCATCATCGATAGGATCGTATGTGTATCCAATCGCAGCAAAATTGAATCTGATGCTCGATGAAAAACTTGTTCTTTTGCAGACTTGGCCTCGAAAGTTTCCGTACCAAGTTTCAGGATCAAGTCCTTCGATGAGTTCAGTTTCGTCAATTCCTGTGATGACTTCTGTGACGATATTGTTTTCGTCTAAAAATGCGTATGATCCCATGATTACCAGCTCACATTTCCTGTGCCAGCTGTAATTGTAGTCACCTTGAATCCGCCTGATGGTGCAGGTGTTGATCCAGTCAATCCAGCTCCGATTGTGATCGTATAAGTATCTGGATATTTGAGAATGACCACGCCCGATCCTCCTATTCCTGAATTTCCACTAATTCCGCAAGCACCGCCGCCGCCGCCGCCTGTGTTTGCTGTTCCATTTGTTGCGTTGCCGCCGCCTGTGTTTGCACCAGCTCCACCACCACCAACTCCACCTGTGCCGGCTGTTGGATTTCCGCCAGCTCCACCACCGCCTGCGCGTGTGACTGATGTTCCTGTGATTGATGATACTGAACCTGCTCCACCGTTGCCTGATGATGATGCTGTTGCGCCTGCCGCACTAGCACCACCGCCGCCGCCGCCGCGATATGGTGCACCGTTTCCATCGCCACCAGTGCCGCCATTATTTCCTTGTGATGGTGATGTCGATGGTGTATTTCCTGCGCCGCCAGCGGCTTGGCTAGAATCTCCAGCTGTACCACCACCGCCGCCGGATCCGCCGCTGTTTCCTGGCGAATTGCCGCCGGGAGCTGCTGAAATGTATGCACCACCGCCACCACCGCCTGCGCTTGTGATGGTGTTAAATACTGAATTGTTTCCGTTATTGCCTTTCACATTTGTATTTACTGATGCGCCACCTTGACCAATTGTCACTGTGTAATTTGTTGCAGGCAAAAGAGCTGTGAGAGTTCCAGCCCTATATCCACCAGCTCCACCACCACCTGAGCCGACGCCACCTGCTCCGCCTGCTCCTGAACCACCGCCGGCGATGACCAGATATTCGACATCTATCGATCGAGGATAATTTTGTGAAGCCATAATTCCTAAAATGCTCATTAGGCAATATCACCAATCACTGTAAATGTGTTTGATGCTGTGCATACGATTGACGCCGCTGAATACTTTGCGCGTAATTTTGGAGCGTTGCCATTTGTTCCTGATCCAGTCGATGTGATCGTGACTCCTGCGCCCTGCGCCAAAGTCACTTGACCCGTGCCAATCCATTGAATGTTAATGATATTGCCAGCCGCAAATACTGATGGCGGCACTGTCAAAGTGATTGCGCTTGCGTTAGACAATGTTACCAATTTGTCGGTGTCTGCCGCTACGAGAGTGTAAGTAGTGCCTGTCTGTGCGTTGAATGCAATGTTTATGACTGGCGCCGTCAAAGTTTTGTTTGTGAGTGTCTGTGTGCCAGTAAGCGTTGCCACAGTTGAATCGATCGCCAGACTTACATCACCGGATGTGCCGCCGCCTGTGAGTCCAGTGCCAGCTGTGATGGCAGTGATGTCACCGATCTGTGGTGTCACCCATGTGTAGTCCAAATCCGTGTTCGATGCCTTTGTCAGC